TCACTTGGTAGGCATTACCTTTTTGCCTTTTCGATTGCGGATGTATTGCTCGGTCATAACCACCGTCGTATGCCCAAGTTGATCTCTGGCTTGCAAGATATCACCACTGGATTCTGCCTTATCGGTACCCGCCTTGGCGCGCAAGTCGCGCATCTGAAACTCAGCTTTCGGCACGCCGGCCGCCTCCCTGGCCAAGTCGAATCTCCTGCGCAACATCGCCACCGTCATCGGTGTGCCGTCCTCTGTAACGATCAGCCGCGTCGAGCGGACCTTGTGTTCTGACTTCCGGGACATGATTCGATCAATCAAAACCTTCAGCTCCCCAGTTATCTCGATCCGACGCTTCGCCTTTGTTTTGCTCTGCAGAACCCAAATCTGCCCGTCGCGCACGTCGCGCTCGTCCATCAGCCGGGTATCGGTCACCCGTTGCCCGGTCAGATAGGCGAGATCCATTGCGTCTTGCAGGCCCACATCTGCCTTGTCGTGCACGCGCTTGAACAGCGCATCTTCGACATAGGTGTCCCGGCCGGTTTCTTTGTTTCCCTTGATGCCCGCGCAAGGGTTGGCCAGCGATGTGTAGCCTTTATCCCGGGCGTAATTCCATATTGCGCTGAGCAGCGCCTTCTCGCGATTTGCCCTCACCGGCGCAGATTTGCGCCAAGTGAGGTACTGGCGCACGTGCAATGGCTCGATCGTTTCCAGCGGTGCCGGTGGATCGTCAAAGAAAGCGATCAGGTTTTTCAGCTCGCGCTTGTTGTCAGCCTGGGTAGCTGTTCCTTTGGTTGGGACGATGTCGACCATGTATTTTTCGGCAACGTAACGGAACGTGATGACCTTGGCGACCAGGTCAGTTGCGGTGCGATCACGCTCAAGCTTCGCGTACTCCATGATCGCCAAGCCGTAGTCGCTGCCCAGCGGAATTTCTTTGCGGTCCTTGCCGCCGGTGTCGTAGTAATAGAACACCCGGCCGCTGGCTTTCTTGCGTTCCCGCAGCCTGGCGATCGAGCCGGGTTTGCTTGGTCGTCTTCCCATGTCAGCTGGCCTTACGTGATTTCCATACGGGCTTTTCAGATTCAAATGCGCCGACGGCGGTGACCGCCATCGCGGTGACGCTCGGCCAGCCGTTCACTTTAATCGTATGGCGGACGCCGTTCTTTTTCAGGTTGAGGATCTGTCCTGCCTTGGTCCGCGCGCCGGTGAGCTCGCAAACCTCCTCGTGAGATAGAAACTGGATGGTCATGTGATGCTCCATGCCGCGCGTGGCGGCAGAAGGTGGTGGTGGGGTGGCGTTATTCGTCTTCGTCAGGATCGAAGTCGTCTTCGCCGTCATGGCTGACGCTGATCGGCAGTTTCCCGAGGCGCTCAAGGGCGAGCACGAGACCGATCCGCAATCCCTTGGCCATGTCTTTTGTCAGAGCGATCTCGACAGGGTCGTCAATGCCGAGCTGAAGCGTCACGCCTTCCCTTGCGTTGTCGCTGATGACCTCCAGCTGTACGGCCTGTCGCTTGTGCCAAGCCAGTAACGACTCGATCATTTCGCCGACGTCCTGCGGGGCGTTCACCGATCCCTCCAGCGCGCCGGTGACCAGCTTCTTCAGTTCCGCCTTCTCTTCTTCGGCGCGTTCGAGCTGATCATCTGCAGCGAAGGGGCCGCCAACCATTGACCAGCTGCTGGCGAACACTTGGGCCTGGTCCATGATGGCTTTGATATTTTTCTCAGACATACGAATACCTCGCCCGCCGTACACCGGCAGGCTGTTGAGTGGTTGGGGTTATTGCTGGATCAGTTCGGCGGGGACCTTCACTGCGGCGCCGCACCTGGCAAACACCACGGAGCGGAACACTGCGATGGTCCGGGTTTCGCCGGTCTGGCGGTTGAACGGGTCGTTGGTCATGTCGGCCAGCCACCGGTGCCGGTGGCCAACATCGACCCAGACGCCGTACTTCGTGATCAGCTGCTCGGCGTCAGGTAAGGCGAAGAGATCCATCTGACCGGTGCCGGGCTGCTGATCACCCTCGATCGCGTTGATTGCCCAGTCCAGTGCCGGGCCGGCCAGATCCTCGGTGCGGACGCTGACCAGGCGGTTCATCCCGACACCGCCTTCGCGTCGTGAAACACGTCCATCTGCGCTGCGCCGTCGAGCCATGCCGCGTCAATCCGGCGCCGAGCCATTGCGGCGTATTCGGGATTAAGCTCGCAGATGATCGAACGGCGACCTTCCTGCATCGACACCAGCGAAGTGGTACCTGCGCCACCGAACGGGTCCAGCACCACACCGCCGCGCGGGGCGCCGGCGAGAACACAAGGGCGGATCAGGTCGGGCGGGAAGGTGGCGAAGTGGGCGTCCTTGAAACTATGGGTCGCCACAGTCCACACGCTGCGCTTGTTCCTCGTTGCCGTGTCCCAAGTGCTTTCCTTTCGGTCTGGTCGGTGCGTGCCTTTGTTCTGCCCCGGGATCACCTGCTCTCGCTTCGAATCCTCTCGCTTGAAACTATCGCGCCGTGCACGCTCCGCGCCTTCCTTGTGAAAAGCTCCGTGGCCACCGTCGCCGGTTGAGGTATCCCAGCCGGTCGGCACCGTTGCCCGCGGCTTCGTCACTGCGTCGAACCCGTGACCGAAACCGACGCCGGTTGGCGTGGCGCCATAAATCGCCGGCTCGCGTATCGCCTCCATGTCGCAGTGGTACCGACGAGACTTGCTGAGCAGGAAGATGTATTCGTGGGCTTTAGTGCACCGATCGCGCGTCGACTCCGGCATCGGGTTCGGTTTGTGCCAGATGATGTCTTGACGCAGATACCAGCCGTCGTCCTGCAGCGCGAAGGCCAGTCGCCACGGCATGCCCATCATATCCTTGTGCTTGAACCCTTCCGGGATCTGACTCGACCGCCGGGCATTTGCTGTGCGTACAGCAACGTGAGGCGCGTCCGTGTTGTGACCGCCAAAGCCAACTGGCCCGTTCGGTTTGCTGGCGTAGCTGTCACCCATGTTCACCCACGCCGTGCCATCGTCGCGGAGTACTCGGCGAACTTCGCGGAACACCTCGACAAGGCGAGCGATGAAGTCGGCCGGGGTTTGCTCTAAACCGATCTGCCCGTTGACGCCGTAATCCCGCAACCCGAAGTAGGGCGGGCTGGTAATGCATGTTTGAACTGACTGGTCTGGCAGAGTCCGCATCATGTCAATGCAGTCGCCGACCAGAATGCGGTGTTGTTCGGTCATCGCCACGGCCCCTTGTAGATGAGGTAGGCCATGTAGAGCGGGGCGAAGATCATAGTAGGTGCGCTCCTGCTTCGAGTAGGCCGTCGCGGTCTTGGCGCAGTGCTTCGTTCTCGGCGATCAGTGCCAGCACTGCGGCAGGGTTGGCGGCGGCGATGAATTTCAGCGCGGCGTAATAGTCGTGCTCTTGAACGTCATGGCCTGCATCAGCATCCAGCAGATGCCTGGTGTAGCCGTCATCCTTGAAATAAAGGGAATCGTTTTCAACAATCCACGGGCCAGTCGGCGCGGACTCTGCTAAATATTTCAGCTTTGAATGGTCGCTCATCCGATCACCGCCTTTATGGTCAGTACCAATGGAAGCCAGAAGAAGAGGGTGCAGCCGAGTGCGCACTTGGTGATCATGGCGTCACCCGCTTGAACTCGACGACCCAGACCCACGGGTTGGCGTCCCAGTCGCCGCCGGTGGAGTTCCACAACTCCTTCCAGGCCGCCGGGTACCAGTCTCGGTAATTCGGTGAAACGTCATCGCTTGCCAGCTCCGGCGGACACTGCAGGCCTTCCGCCCGGATATCTGCGCGACTGATGTCCTGCAAGCGCTCGACGCGGACGGCTGTGATCTCCAGCAGGATGCGGCATGCAGCACGCGGCATGTGAATGCTGGGCTTATACTTCAAGCCGAAGTCTTTCCTTGCCTCGTCGCTGTGTGACCCAGGGGGGCAGTCGGCAGCGTAGGCGTATCGCTGGAGCGGGCCGTCCGGGTCTGGGCGATGCTCGACACTGGTGCCGCGCAGATCGATGAAAGTCTCGCGCACCCACAGCCGATCACCTTGCCGCCCGTACGGGCAACCCCCGTACATTGCCAGTTCAGCCGCGCATTCCTCCTCAGTCGCACCGAATGCAGCGAACCCCCAGCGCGGATGGTCTTGAACCACGGCGATCCACTTATTCTCGGGGTAATCGGATTTGCTGAGGCTCGGGATCTGATTCCCTTTGATCGGTCGCCGAGTGACTGTCTTTTGACCCGACAAGATCGCGCGGACCATCGCACCGTTGAAAAGGATTGGGCGCTCTTTGTGGAATGGCTCCGGCGCCGGGCGCGGCTTGGCCATTTTCGCCTGACACCGTTTGCAGCTTACAAAGTCGCGGTTGTGGGTGCCGTCCCACTGCTTTTCGGTTTCTTCGTTCAGTCCGCATGCGGAGAGCGCCCAGCGCTCGTTATCGTGAGTGCACCCTGATTCGACGATCAGGTGGTTTTTTCTGGGCATGACTTCGTCCTTGCCGCTATAGCGGCTGACTTTGAAGGGGGAGGGAGTAGAGGTTTTTGATGCTACGGCTACTATCGATATGAATCGGTTATAGCGGTGGCCCAGATGCTCAACGAGTCAGATAAAGTAGGACACACGTTCAAGCGGGCGTTTTTCCGGGTTGATGGCGTGACGATGTATTTTTTTTGGGCTATTTGGCTCGGGCTAACTATCTGGGCGTTTTTTGATCCGGCTCCTTTAAGAATGGCCGCTTGGGCTCTTTTTATGATCGGCCTGGTGAGTCCCTTTCTCTACATCCTGCTTGGTGTAATGCGCTCACCTGGCTTGTTGACGGCGCTCATCATCATTTTCTTCAATGTTAGATTCCTCTCGCTCTTCTTCTGATTTTGAAGGGGGAGAGAGTTACTTCGACTTTTGGCGGATGGCGCGAACGGCGGCGTCATATTCGAGCGGATCGCCGTTCGGGTATTTCTCGATGATTGCCCGCAGGCGATCGCGCTCGGCATCGGATGGCTTGGCGGTCAGCTCATCAATCCGCTGATCCGCTGCGTTCAGGCGCTGCTGCAGGGCGTCACGCTCGGCAGTGAGTCGCGCAACCTCACTCTCAGCTGTCGCCAGTTTGGTGTCGCGCTGGTATTCGTCAAAACGCCGCTGCGCTTCATCGTCGCCGCTCAAGCACCCGCACCGATGAGGGTGTGCCGTGTAATCGATATGGCACAGGCGGTCAGGATATGGCTTTGGCTCGGCGTCGACCGCTAATTTCGGCAGCGGCTCGGCCGGTTTGTTTTCTGTGGGCATGGGGCGTCCTATGCCGGGGCATGCCCGGGCGGTGGAGGGGGAGGAGGAGGTTTGAAGCCACATATATTGGTAGGGCGAATTCTCTCCTACCTTTTGTGGAGACTTCCCTCTAATGAAAGGCTTTCTTGCTAATTTGATGTACCAAGTACTTGTTGAGCTTCTCAGCCAGATGCTGATGCATATTGCTGATTGGTTGTCGGCTTTGCCGTGGCCTTGACTACGCCGCAGCTTTCAGCGCCTCGATGATCCGTTGCCCGGCGAGCGGCGGAACGGCATTGCCCGCCATATGCATGGTCAGTCGGTGGTTATCGGGCCGTAGTGTGTCGGCAGGAAAGGACATGGCAGCAAGCGCCTCGTTTGCTGAGAGCATCCGCATCTCATCCCCGCGAACGAGCGCCCATCGATCCAGCGTAGTGATGGTGCCGATCGGCCGGTTGATGTCTCGACCGGTCAGCCCTGAGCCTTTGCCGTAGTAGGGCATGATGAATTGATCGCCGAAGCGCTCTCGCCCGTTGCGTACACGGTCGAGGGTTGCCTGTGCGCGTCCGGGCTTCTCGATTGGAGACCAACGGCCGGAGTCGAACTGGAGGAAGCTGGCGGCGGGAACGTGCTGGCGCCGGTGCAACTCGAGCATCAGCGGCGATTTGCTTCGGGTACAGACCAGGAACAGGCGCACGCGGTGCTGTGGAACGCCGAGATCGGCGCAGTCGACTACGTGCGGCGCGATCATGTAGCCCAATGCTGCCATGGCCTGCGACCAGGCTGGATACAGCGCCCAGTCTGTGAACTCTTCGACGTTTTCGACCAGCACCACTTCCGGCTTGTGGTACTCGGCGGCGGACACAACCGCCCATGCTGTAGAGCGGGATGCGTCGTGCTGTGCATTGCCTGACTTCTTGCCGCGCGCCTTCGAGTGTCCCTGGCAGCAGGGGGACGCGAGCATGATGTCGTGAGCGGGGACCTTCGACCAATCCGCCTGGTGCAAGTCCTGACAGATGTGAATCGCTTCTGGATGGTTGGCGCTGTGCCATTCCACGGCGACCGGCCAGTGGTTGGCCGCCCAGATTACTTCAATGCCTGCATTGCGGGCACCGGTGGACCATCCGCCGAGACCGGCGAACAAATCGATTGCTGTGGGCATATGGATATCTCACGGGTATAGTTCGGCGAAAAGATGGAAGGGTTTTCCATGAAAATGGACAGAGTTGTTTTTTGTGGTTGCTTTGGTCTGTTTGCTGCCGGTGGAATTTTCTTTCAAATATTCGATAAAACAATGAATGCTGAAATTCTCACCTTAATTCTGAGTTTTTTTTCAGCTGTTGGAACAGTGGGCGCTGTTGCTGTCGCGATGTTGCTGTCCCAAAGAACAGAAAATCGGATTAACAAATCTGAACTCGTGATTGCAGAATTGGAAGCCGCGCGCGTCTCACCACTGCTCGAATCTTTACTGAGAGAACTTGACTCAGCTCAGGCCTCATTCATGTTCAACGACGGTAATGAAGTGAGTCAGGACTTGTTAGAGAAGTTGTTATTTCTTGGTCGGCTTGCTAGCAGCATCGCACATGAGAGTCTCGTTCGAATGGCCTGCCTAGAGGAGAACTGCGCTCACCGCATTGCGAGAGGCCTAAGCTGCATACAAAATAATGTAGCTTTGGTCGACAGAATAAAGGCTGTCGGATGGGTTAATGTTCCACATATGCAGAAAATTTTCTGGTTTGGGCAACTGAATTCTTCTATCAATGACGCGAGAGACTTATTGATGGTTGCCAGTCGCATTTGTCATCGCACGTCTAACAAGGGTGCTCCATTGCCAACCGGTGAAGAAAAATATGGAAATCATCTAGAGCTTGACCATCTAGAGTGACACCTTTAATTCCGATTCCTGGAACCTAAAAGGTCACTGCTCCGTGATTCGTTGAAGTGGGGTATTTGTGTTCGGCCCGGCATGGGGGCCAACATTAAAAGGAGCAGCTATGTGTTGTGGGGAGATTTTGAACTGGGTTGAGGGGCACCCTGGACTCTCGTCATGGGTTCAGGCCTTCGGCTCTATTGCTGCGCTCGGCATTGCAATTTGGGTGGCTTCCTCACAGCGCCGAGCTCAAATGAAAGCAGATATAGAAAAGTCGAAACTCATGCTCAGCCTTGTGAAAACTTTGGCTGATCGCTCGCGCCGCGCTGTTGAATTTGGTAGCAAAGAAAGAATCAACCTTCTAGCAAGTCTCAACTTGATCAGAGGGCTGAGTCATAGTCTTGATAAAATTGACTTACCGCTACTGCCTTCGATTGAAGTAATCGATCCTATATGCACTCTGCGCGACTCACTCAGAGCCTTGGAAGCTGGTATGAGTGAGGCGGATAAGCAGCAGTATCTCCCAACATGGCTGACGTTGACCGAGGCCACGTTGTGGGTTGCACTGGTAGTTTCTTCTGCAAAGCAGATCGAGCAACTCAAATGATCGGGCGCCGCCCTCCGTGACCGGTGGTGGCAATTTGGTTTGGGTTGGGGTATTACGGGTGATCTGCAAGGGAGCAATGAATGATGGATATCAAAAAAAACAACAAAAGTCAGTTTGGGTTTTTAATTAACGTAGGGCTTGCAGTTATTTTTCTATTGCTGTTTTCACTTCTCTATTTTTACTCAACTATTTTTGATGGCGATGTATCAAGGAGGGCAGAAAGCTGGTCTGCATTTGGTTCTTTTTTTGGTGGTGTGTTTGGTCCTGTTATATCACTGGTTACGCTCTTCGCACTGTTGCGCACGATCCAGCTACAGAAAGAGTTGCTTGTCACACAGTCAACTGAGTTTGAGGCGCTTTCGTCTCTGCAATCTGAGCAGTTAAGCGAAACGAAGCTATCCGATTACAAAACTCATCAGTTGCAACTTCTTCATCAACAAACCGCCATGCTTGAGCAAATGCAGGATCGATATAATCGAGAAGCTGAGCGAGTTTTTTTGCATACAACCGAGTTTAACGGAACGAAAGCTGCCGCACTCCAAAATATGGATAAAGCGATAGCTGATAGTGAATATAAGATCAGCATGTTGATAAAGCTTTCCATAAAGGTTTCGTTGACTACTTACCAAACAATTGAGCAGATTAGAATTGATGTGTCAGAAGGCCTAAAATCTATCGATCCGTTATTCGTGGAAAGTGATATCGGCAATTAGCAGACTAAATCGGAAGTGGTTCATTGCTATTTTTCTGCTCCGGTCGCTGCGAACGCTTCAAGCTGCCGAGACCATTTATCGCTGATCACAATTTTCGGTCGCGACATACTCACGAAGCGCTCCGACTCAGCGGCAGGCGCTGCAGCTAGATTGATGATGAACGTCGACACCGTCTCCTGCCATTCCTCAAAGCCGTGACGCTCACCTAGGATGAGCAGAGCATCATCCAACGCTTTCGACACAATCAGCGATCGCTTCTCGGCGCCGATCCGATCGAGCAGCGCCTTCTCTTTGGCTCGCTTGTCCTTCTGCAATTGCGCATTGCTCTTGGCCATGGCCTACCTCTTCAATTCCGCTGGCCGGCAAGTCCAGCCAGGTCTGTCGTTTGCGTTGTTGGGTGCGAAAATGTCTCACGCTGCGACCTTCACCTGATGCCAGGCGCCGGCGGCGTAGAACAGCTTCGCGGCTTGGGCTTCGTCCATTGATATCTCATCCGGAATAGCGATCCAGCCTGACGCGACCAGATGGGTCGGGTTCGCGCTGTTGCGCAGCTCCAGGTAGTAATGCTCGATGGCGTCGGTAAGGCGCTCGACCTTGTAGATGCCCTCGGGCGATATCTCGACCGACTTGATGTACTCAGCGCCGCGCTCGTCGCGACACATGGCGCCGATGTAAATCGTCCAACGGTAGGAGAATTCGAAGATTGCGTTGGCGATCGCCAGACTGCGGATCTGCCGGCAGCTCTTCCAGTTCGCCATGATCTGGCTGCCGCTGGGGTCAATGTTCACCACCGCGACGTGGTTGGTGCGCAGCAGCGCCCGGCAACTGCGTTCGGCCCGGGCGAAACCGTTGTTGGGTTTGCGTTTCGACTTCATATCAAGTCCGCCATTTTTCGCAGAGCCTTGCGGTCGGCTGCCGATATCGGCTTCGGGCGCCGCTTGAGGACCGTTTCAGGGTCTACCCAGTCGCGCCGCGCTGGCCTTGGCTCCATGCGCGCTGGCGGCAACTCTTTGAAGCTGCCGCCGGGCCGCGTCCAGAAGTCAGCCATCGCAGCCGCGATTCGATCCGACTCAGTCTGCTTTTCACGAACTGCGTTTAGGTTGAGGCTGATCATGCTCAGGCTCCTAATCGATGGGCTTGTGCCCGCGCTTTATCCGCTACTTCGTCAACCATCCGGCCAAGCTCCAAATTGAACTGAACCAGCTCTTGATGAAGCATCGCGATGTATTCGTCATCGCGCTTGATGGTTTCGATGTACAGCCGGCAGTCTTCATCTTGGCGCGGATCGAACGACAGGAAATCCCACCATTCCCGGCCCGTGACGAACATGCAGCCTTGAACCTGCGGCTTGTGTTCGTCGGGCATTCCTTCGAGCCAGGTACGGACGTGGACGGCTTCATTGAATGGACACTTCGACTCAATGCCACCGTCCTCGCCAATCAAGCCGTCCGGCGAACAGCCCAACCAGTCGTATTTTGGATGAACCAAGAATCCCGACTTGATGACGGTATTGCCGGTCAGAATTTCGTAAAAGTCGTGACTCGACTGCTCGACCTCGGTTCCCCACGCCATCGACTTGCTGCTGACCGAATGCTTTGACCGGTTGGCCAGTCGCTCGAAGGCCAGCTCGCGCATGTAAGTGGTGCGGGCAGCAAGCGGCTTACGCTTTCCGTGCTTGTCACGATCAGCCCAAGCAATCACATCCTTGAACCTGCTTGCCGTTAGGCGTCCGCTGCGGTCTTGATGCCACTGCTCTGTGCGCTGAAGGTCTACTGAGGCGTTCATTGATCGCCGTCCTGCAGATCGCTGTCAGCATTGACGTTTGAGCTTTCGTTGAGGGTTGTAAACTCTGCCTCGATAGTCTGCGCAATCGACTTCAGCTCACCGTGACGTGTCACGCCAATAGCGCCGCGCTGCTGCGGCTTAAGCGCCTTCCAGGCCTTTTCGTAGCCATCAATTCCTTGTTCTTGTGCGATCTTTTTGAGCTGCTCGAACAGGTCAGTTGTTGCGTCCGTTGTGTCGCCCTGAGGAACCGACGCGGCCCCCACATCTGCTGGCTTTTCGTTGGTAGATCGGGGTGTAACATCCGTTTCCGGAAGCGCGTAGCCGTCGTCCAGCTCGTCACGTGTGTACACGCCCAGAATCACGTCGGGGCAATACAGACGAGCCCATTTTTTGAGGGCCAGGTACGCGATCTGCTGCTTCGGATCGTCCGCCCATAGCGTAGAGTTTCGGGTTCTTGCCTGAGTCATCAAGGTGGTCAGTTCGCGGGGAGCGTCTTCACCCTCGAAAGTAGCCCAGACGCGGACACCAAGCCCTTTCTCGTCGTTGATGTTCCAGTTTGGAACGCGGTACTTTTTCGGATGCCCGTGATCATCCGTTTGCTTTTTGCTTTCGATTTCACGGAAGTTGCCAATGATCTTGTCCCAGTCGCCAAACCACTCGTAATGGATTCGATCAAGGGTCGGCGCTCGCGTGGTGATCACCGCGTTGACCAGTTGTGCTTCATAGCTCAGCTGGCCGCCGTTGACGATGAATGTCTTCTGCGCTACTTGGAAGGGGTTCATACCCCATTGCATGGACTGCATGATCACTGCCATGCAGTCGGCTGTGTTGCCGTGAAAATGCTTTGGCAGGGTGGTTTTGCCGCCTGCCATGATTCCCGCGAGCTCAGTCATCGACTGCATGCTGTCGCGGTTGAGGATCAACCCTGTCGGGCTGGTGTCCATTGGTACGGTAGCAATCTGAGTTTGAGCGTTCATTCCTAACTCCATAGCCGACGACTTTGGCCGGCCTCCGGGGTGATTTCAAGGTTCGTTAGAACGACAGGGCGCGTAGCCAGGCCGATGCCTCGTCATTGGTGACGCAGAAGGCTATGGCCACGACCTCGACCACTTCGATGGCGCTCGGCATGGTCGAATCTGCGATTTCTCCAGCCACTGGAGCTGGATCAACTTCCGCCACAACCGCTGACGGTGCGGCGGCAACGACGGGTGCCGCGATAGCTTCAGCAACCGTAGCGGGTGCGGCAGCAAGGGCGCGCAAGCGAGACAGTTCTTCTTGGTCGCGCTGATATTGCGCATCGCGCTCACGCTGCTGGCGCTGCTGCTCTTCTTGCTGCTCACGTTGCTGGCGTTGCTGCGCTTCCATATCGCGGCGCTGTTGATCCAGCTCGTCCTGCTGTTGTTTTAGGCGCCGGCGATCTTCCTCGGCACGCTGCTTGCGCAGTTCCTCGGCTTCGGCGTCAGCGATGCGTTGTTTCTCGCGGAGTTCTTCGAGTTCTTTCTGTTGAGCCGCCAACTTGGCGGCAGCTTCCTCGCGGTCAACAGCCCCCCTGTGCAGCGTTTCAAGCTGTTCAATAGCGTTGTCGCGCGCAATCGTGCCTTCCGCTTCGAACTCGGCATATTCCTCAGGCAGGATCACCGACTCTTTGACGTTCTGCAGCACGTTGGCAACATCGGCAGCGCTACGGCTTGCGTATGCAGCAGCAACCGAGCTGAATCGGGTGATTTTTGCTCGGATGCCTTCGACGCGCTCAGCTTCGATGCGCTCGCGTTCGGCTTTAGCGTCTGCAATGCGCTTTTCTTCGGCCTTGATGGCTTCGTCGACAGGAGCCTCAATCGCCAGCACTCGATCCTTCAGCGCTTCGCCAAATTCCTTTACCTGGTTGACGCGGGCTTGGGCTTCTTTGACCTTCTGCTGGTAAGGAACGAGTGCAGTTTTGGTGGTGTTTGCCAAGGCGTAGCGCACGTCGCGGATGTCGACTCGCACTTCCTTGGCGCTTGCCAGCCCCTCACTGGTCGAGCAGTCCACGACGAGCTTCGCGTAACTGGTTTCCAGCCGGACAATCTGCTCCTCATGCGGCCGATACTCCGCGATGTCGGTGACGGCAACTGCAGGAGCAACAGCGCTCTTTGTACTGCCGGTTTCATGCAGCTCGAGGTCGGCCGATACGGGGGCTTGTTTGGCGTTTGTGGACATGACGATTCCTTGCCGCGCCGAGCGCAGCTTGTGGTGGTGATGTTTATTGAGTGACGCGTTCGGCGAGGGCGCTGAGCAGCATCAAGAGGGTGTAAACGCCAATGGCGGAGAACGAGCCGCGCCGAATCAGCAGCCGGCGCGCTTGCTGAAGACTGGTCACCGGAAAACCCGGTAGGTGGTTGAGTGCGGCACTTCACACACACCAGACGAGTCGCGCGCTGTGGTGTAAGCGGCCATCCCGGCAACGAGGACAGTGGCGAGAATCCAGTAGACAAGCTTCATGGCCGAACCCTCACGGCGATGCGACCGCCTTTCATGGTCGGTGCCAAGCGCAGCGGCAGACTGGAAACCAGTTCATCGCGTCTGCGGCCGATCACCTCGTTGAAGGGCAGGCCGAAGCCGAGGATCGCGATGCGGCGCTCGATATCGTCGAGCTGCTCATCGACGAGCGTTTTTACCGGTGGCGTTGTCATGCGGCTCTCCCTTTTCGGAATTCGTATGCATGGTTCAGTCGTTCGGTGTAATCAGCGTCCTCTGCCGCACTGATGATGTTGAGCGTGCGGAAGATCAAGAGGGCGGTGTTTGAAGAAGATCGAACGGCGAGGGCGCTGCATTCGGGGTCGGACATTCTTTGGATGTAGCCTTCGAGCATCCCCACGGCCAGGTCGTGATTGCCCGTACCGGGGAGGCCGGCGTTCTCCGGAATCTGCTGAGCGCTCATTTCAGCCCCCAGAATTCGCCGTAGGCGACAACTGCTGCCGCGACTCGCTTGGCCCGCGCCTTGCGGTCGACCAACTCCTGAGCTGCCATCAGCTCCTGGTGTTGAGTGCGCTGAAGCGCGGCAGCCTCGTAGTCGTGGAAGTCTTCACCCTGCGGCGCTTTCGGGCGCCCCCAGTCGTCGTAGCGCCTGTCCCACTCTCGGGCCTGCGCACTGTCTGCATAGCTGGTTGCCATGGTTGCCTCCAGCGGCGTTATCGGTGGGCCTGCTTGATCTCGGCAGCGCGCGCAGTACTGCTCAGGCGAGCCCAGCGGTCATGCTGGTGGTTGTGATCATCCAGCACCGCCTGATTGTCGCTGCAACAAGGCTCGCAGTAGCCTTCATGCAGAGTGTCTGTAGGTTCGCCACACTGTGGGCAGTCGAACTGTTCATCGCTCATGGCGACCTCCAGTGTTTGGGGTTAGGCGTTGGCTCTGGCGATGATCGCCTCAGCGTTAGCCAAGGCTGCGTGGTACTTGTCGAGGTTCGCGGCGCCGAGTCTTGCGAGGCCGACCAGATTATTCAGGCTCTCCAGCAGCTCTGGCGCGGCGGCGATCAAGTTGGCGTCATGCGGAGACAAGCACACAGACGCGCAGTCAATGGCCGAGGTGTCTTTCTGGAAGATGGGCATCGGCAAACCGGCGCCAGAGCGGATTTCGAAACGCTGAGCGGCGAAGTTGCTGCCGGAGAGGTGCTTTGCAACCCACGGCCCGGGCGTATGTTTGGTTTCCATGAATGACTCCAGTGACTGGTTGATCCAACAAAGCTCGGATGCGCTCATCCGCTCCGCTGGTTGCCGTTGGGCGCGGAGGGGAGTGCATTCGGGTTGTGTCGGGGAGGGTGGCCCGGTCTCGCTGCTGGCGACAGACCGGGTTTGCAGCGTCAAGTTGTCTTCGTGCGCTGGGGTGGCCTACCGCATTCGGCCGATGCGCGGTGACATCGACGGCCTACTTTCCGCTGCCTGTATGGGTGATGGGCGCCGACCTTCAGGCTTGCCGCGCCGCGCAGGTGAATCGGTCACTGTTACATGATGGTCATCCTCCTATTGCTCGCTCACTGGGCAGGCAGTGGCCACCTATCGAATGGGTTGCCGGTCTTTCCCGGCTGTCACGGCGCTTGTGCCAGATCAAGGTAGCTCGCCAATACCAGGTTGGCGCTAACCCTGCGCAATGCGGGTTGAGCTATTCGCCGAGTGATGCAGGTGGGCGGTTATAGGCCGCAGTTTCGTCCGCATCGGGGTGTGATCTGCATGACGTTTGCCTGACATTGCTCTCGCGCAGCCAGACGGTACTCAGATCACACCCCGATGCGCTCTCATAGAGAGGATCGGGCAGTTAACGACAGGCTGTCGTGGCGCTGGTTGTTCAGTAGTGCAAAGTGCCCCGGCCAAAAGGCTTGAAGCAGCATGCGCAGACGGCGATACCTGTCTCCTGCCGGATCTCAATGCTGCGTGCGGTGTTGCGGTACATCACTGCAGCGGATGAAAGGCCGGCTCGCTCAGCTTCGTCCGCCACCAGAAGCCATCCCGCGATTGCTGGGTTTGGCGTCGCTGGCGTGGCCAACTCGATTTCGATTTGCATCGTCTTGCCCTCCGTTGATTTCCAATGCCGCCTCATCGAAGCGGCATCAGTAAATCTGTGGCGCCGTGACCCGCTACTGGCGTCGGTCACCGGCTCATTCAAATTGTTCCTCCAGCCGCGGGCCTTTCGGCTTGTTCTCCCGCTGGATAACTGCTTTCGACGTTTTACGCTGCACGCCCGGGTCAGTTGCCAACCCTCTGAACCGTTGAGGCCGGTTCATCGCTGCCTTCGAATCTGGGCCGGTGGTGATCCGGCAAGGTGAAGCGGTCTATCTAAAGAGCGGCGGGTCTGTTGAGGCCCTTCGCAGTGGCTGTGTGTCGCTGCGATGAATCAAATATCGGTAAACCCATATTTAGTGTCAATGGGTATTCCCATAAAACTTCGCTTTCCCGTATTTCTGGTCGAAAAAAAGCCCGCTCTTGGCGGGCTTCAGAAGACGCTCATGCTTTTTAAGCGGGCTGCTGTTCCAAGTCAGAACCGCAGTACCGGCACTTCTTGGCGGCAGCCTTGATGGTTTCAGCGCAGAAAGGGCATTCCTTGTTTGCGGCAGCAGCTGCGAGATCCTCCGCATACGTGGTGGTCTCGATAGGGTAAGAAGGCGATGAGGCGGGTTTATTGAGGGCCCAGATGAAAGCCACGACCCATCCGATAAATGTCCAGCCCGCAAGGAGGTTTAGCGCAAAGATTGGTGTGGTTTTTGGGTGTTCGCCGACAGCACAGATTGTCGGGTAGAAGTACAACGCGATGGCGCTCGGAAAGAACACGATACTCGCGATCATGGCGAAACTGTTGGTACCGCTCCCAATTAGGAAACTGACCAGGCAAACGAGCCCGAGCAAAATCAAGCCGACGATTTTCATTGGATCCCTCCCTCAATTGAGACGGAATTTTACCATTCGTGGCGGTGCGCCACCATCAGCCGGCTCGGTAGGGGAAAGATTGCTGGTCATCTGCTATAGCTTTATTCGAGATGTGCATCTGGGGGAGCGGGCCGTGAATACGAGTGAGTTTGGAATGAAGGCTTGGGGAGTCGCGACCGTCGTGCTGGCAATCGCAGCGCTCGGAATCGTTCTTCTGGGAAGTGCCTATCTAGGTCTGAATGGGGAATTTGCGGAGGGGACGCCGCGCTGGATTGCCGGGCTGTACTCAGCGATCAAACAGAACGGAAACGTCGTGGCAGGAATATTGGGTTTCAGCGGCCTGGCTTGGTCGAACTTTTACAAGGCTTCGACGAGCATCAAGGAAGCGTGATGCAGAATGAAAAGCCCAGCGCTGGGCCGGGCTTTAACTTTTAGTCAGCTTCTCGCTGGAAGTTCATTGGCAATTGAGCCATTGCCTTTCGATGCTCGAGGACTTTTATGACTGTGTAATCTGTTTTGAATTGCTCACCGGACAAGGACTGAACCCTGCGCAGACGAACCTTCAAAATGTCACCTTTTGTGAAGCTCGTAGCGCTAGCTGCCACTTGAGAAATAAATGCTTCGTCAAGCATGTCGGCATAGAAAACGCTTGCGCCGTCATTGAAGCGCCACTTATTCCCCTCCTGAAACGAAATGCTCACAATCTGAAGATTCACATCGAACTCATCATCAGAAAGCGATTCAGACTCCGGTTCGGGCGTCTTGAAATATGGCCTCTCAGCCTTTGAAATCTCAATAAATCTGTCGGTTTGCTTCAAATTGGTAACTGCGAATGTGTCAATCCCATCAGCCTCAAGTGGCTTGAGCACTCCTTCCAAGGCCTGGCGGACACGAAACTGCCGGTATAGTGCTAAGACTTTCTCCTCGGTCTCAAGTGCTCCGTCATCCATCACTACTCGCACCCTGCCGTTATCCAGCAGTACCACCTGATTGATTCTGCGACCCCGAATTTTCTTGATCAACCAGAGCAAGCCAGCACCACCAGCGATCGCATTACCGGCGTTGTCTTGGATGAGGCCAATCCATTCCAGAAGCTCTTTAGCGTTAGCAACCGATTCGTTGGAGAAGAGGTTGTGGGCATGCTGAAGCAGCGATTGAATAACCTCAAGCTCAATGCCAAAACATCCGGTCTTGAAAGTGGCTTTCACCTGCACAGCCACCTGAGCCCGACCATCGTTGATGACGGAGTTTGCTTCCTCCAGAAGGGTGCCTAGGGCAAGGAGCGCAGGTGCAAGCTCGCGCACGTCCATTTCGCTGTTAGCGAGGGCCGGGCCATCGTAGAGAACGTTGAAGGATGCTTTACTCATGTCGTCCATTGTTGCTTCCGTGCGTGATTCTGTCTATTTATGCATACGGTTGCCTGTCTGAAACCGACCAAGCAATAGGTCAAGTAAGCTCAGTGTTCCGTCACGACAATTTCTTCAATATGTTCAGCGGTCAGTTTGCGAATCGTTTATCAGGTCATGGGAGTCGCGCGTGCCAATTTATGGCAAATGCGAAATCACGGCTACCGCGAATACATCGCCCACCAGAACACATGACCTAGGATCGATATCTGCTGCTCCTGGATCTGCTGGAACGTGTAGTCCTCATCCGGGTGCTCATCGCGGTTGAAGCTGCGCAGGCGAATCCCGATCGGGATGCGGTAGACCTGCTTCACGCGGAGCTGGCCATTGTGGTTGATGGCGTACATCTCGCCGTCGACAATATCGCTCAGAGAGTTCTTGCCGACGTTAACGCCGACTGTCGCGCCATCGCGCAGCACGGGCACCATGCTGTTGCCGCCAACCTTCACGCACTTCGCATTGCTGAACTGAACGCCATTGTGGCGCAGGTCCTTCTTGTTGAAGCGCAGGCGCGAGTTGGCGCTTTCCTCAATCGCAAACCTGCCGGATCCGGCCGCCAGCTCGACTTCATGAAGGAAGGGGACGTAGACCTCATCGTCATCGAGCGGTGTTTCGTCGTCCCAAGTTTCGATGGTTCCCAGTTTTACGCTGGGCTGGATCCGCTCAGGATGCTGTTCAGTCCCGCCCTTTAGCATGTCACCGACACCTTCAGCCAGCCACATTGGGGACACGCCACATACAGAGGCGATCTGAGCTGCGAAGGCTGTTGCCTTCGATTTCCCTCTCTCTAAATCCGAGATAGAGGTTTGCGTGAGTCCGGCGCGTTCAGCAAGCTCAGTCTGGTTGAGCTTGGCGTGGCGGCGAGCTGTTTTGAGTCGGTCTTTAAATTCCATCCGCCAAGTATTACGGGCGCTCCCATACCCTTGCAAATCGGTATTCCCATAACCTACTATATGGGTATTCCCGTATGGAGGGGCATCATGAACGCAATTTATAAGGGCCTCGTTGACTACTTCGGCACCCAGGAGGCCACCGCCGAAAAGCTCAAGGTTGATCAAAGCACCGTTTCCGGCTGGGTTCGGGGGAAGCACGGCATGTCTCCGGTTATTGCCAAGCGAGCGGAGGCGTTGACCGAAGGGGCTTTCAAAAAAGAAAAGCTTTGTCCGTCGTTTCCTTGGGCCGAGATGGCCGCCTAAGCGACATCCCTGTCCGCCAATCCGTTGAAGCCAGATTAGAAGAGAGCAGTCCCCATGGAAACGTCCAGTCCAAGACACACCGCGCAAACCCGCGACCAGGTTCTGGTGGCGCACGCAGCAAATCAGATCGCCCGTACCAGCCTGAGCCAGGATGACTTTGCCCAGTCCTTGAGCCGGGAGATCTACGTGCGCGTCCCAGAGGCGAAGATCAAGGACGCCAAGGTTCCAGACTTCGATGAGTTGGCGCGCCTGAACGACGTTGGCGAATTCGTGAAAGCGACCGGCCGCTGGCTGAAGCGTGTGCAGCGCTGGCTCTCCGGGGATCAGGAAATGCCGTCGTGGCTCGAGGAGTCCTGGGTGAATGCTCTGGAATCTGAGTTCCGAGACAACTGTATCAACGAGCTCGCCGGCCGCCATGGCTTGATCGGCGCCCGCCAGATGCAGAGCGACCAATGCGCCAACAAAAGCTTCGGTGCGCTGATCCGCGCACTGGGCGATGTGATCGACACCGGCAGCGAAGTATTTGACGACCAGGTGATGTGCAAAGAGGACCTTCCACACCTACCGGCGTTCGCCGAACAGTGCCGCCAAGTTGAAGCGCGGGCAGGGGAGCTTGGCCGGAAAGCTGAGGCACTGATCGAAAAACACCGACCGAATTTGAAGCTTGCCTGAATCCCGGGCACAAAAAAGCCGGGATTGCGCCCCGGCTAATTCATTACAACTTGATGGGGCCGATTATGCATAGCCAACTTACCTCAAGCAATACCCCCAACAGTGTCGCGACACGTTTTTCGAATTCTGAAAACGTGTTGCGTACCACGATGTCGTCTCGCGAGATCGCTAACGTCACCGGCAAGCGGCACGCCAACGTGAAACGCGACATCGCTGCGATGCTGAAAGAACTGAAATTAGATGTACTCAGTTTTGAGCACATCTATCTGGACGGTCAAAACCGGGAGCAGGTCGAATACATGCTCGACCGCGAACACACCGACTGCCTGCTCACCGGCTACAGCGCCCCGATGCGCATGAAGGTGATTCGCCGTTGGCGGGAGTTGGAGCAGCAGCAGGGCGCTCGCGAGCAGGTTCTGCTCAATGGCACCAAGGTCGTTGGCGAGATCGCCATCATGGAGTGCTTTACGCGCCTGCTGAAGCCGGCTCCATCCTGCCAGATGGCCATGCTCACGAAGATCGCCCATAACAACGGTCTTGATCCGAAGTTTCTCCCAGGCTACGCCGTCGACGCTGCGCCAGATGCTACCGGCGGATCCTCGATGCCCACCAAGTCAGCCACGGCCTTGCTGAAAGACAACGGCATTCGCGTGTCTCCCGCTGCGTTCAACCGCGCACTGGAAACCAAGGGCTTTCTGAAGCAGCTCCAGCGCAAGAACTCCAAACAGGAAATGGTTCCGTTCTGGTCGGTGACCGAGAAGGGCATGACCTACGGCAAGAACCTGACCAACCCCCAATCCCCGCGCGAAACACAGCCTCACTGGTACGTGGATCGCTTCCCTGAATTGGCCAAACTGGTCGGGAAGGCCTGATATGCAATTCACCGTCACGATCAATCAGGTGAAGGCGTTGGAGTGGGGGCTGAATTCTCAGCAAGCCCTGCTGTTCGCCTTTGTCTACGGCTGCCCGAGCTGGACCAAGCCAATCAAGACTGAAGACGGGATCTTCTTCGCGCTGAGCAAGGCCAAGATCATCGAGGAGCTGCCGCTGCTCACTGATAGGCCAGACACTGCCTACCGCATGCTGAAGGCTCTGGAAGTAGCCGGTTTGATTGAGCTTTCCAGCACTTCGAATATCACGCTGTTCCGCCTGACTGAGAAGGCGATTGAGTGGAACCAGAAACTGGATGGGTCGGAAAAATATCCGACCCCACCAAAGAACGAAGGTCGGAAAAAAATCCGATCTACCTCGGAAAAAAATCCGAGCAAGGTCGGAGAAAAATCCGAGCAGGGGTCGGAAAAATCTCCGACAAATCAGGATACCAATCATCAGGGTACCAATCAGGATACCAGTCAAGACTTGCAAGGCAGCCCGGACAAGCCGGCCCGCAATCTGGTTCTGGTGGTTGATCGCGCCGATGCGCCACGGGTTGAGATTCCCGCTGACATGCCGGGCCCCAAAGACCAGTCCTGCAAAACCTTCAAGGTCTGGGCGAATTACGCCATGGCCTACCGCAAGCGCTACAGCACCTGGCCCGTGTGGAACGCCAAGGTCGGTGGCCAGCTTGGGCAACTTGTCGACCGCCTCGGCGCCGATGTCGCCCACCACGTCGCTGCCCATTTCCTGAAAACCGCTGATGCCGCCGTCCTGCGCAAGTGCCACAGTCTCAACGAGCTGCTGGCCAACGCCGAGAGCTACCACACGCAGTGGGTGACCGGGCAGCGCATCAACGGCACGACAGCACGCCAGATGGAACGGACCGAGGCGAACGTCTCCGCCGCCGAGCAGGCCGCGCAAATGGTCTTAGCCAAGCGCCAAGCGGGAGAGCGCAATGAATACCTTTGAAATGAATGACCAGCAGGTTGCGGGGCTCGCTGCTGCGATCTGCGCCACCGCCGAGGCCATGGGTCAGGAAATGAACCCAGGCACCGCGGCGATCATGGCCGAAGACCTCTGTGCTTACCCGGTACCGGTTGTCAAAGCCGCGCTTAAGGCCTGCCGCTTTGAAGTGAGAGGCAAGTTGGCAATGGCTGACATTCTCCAGCGCGTTCAGGTTGCTGATGGTCGCCCGGGCAAGGACGAAGCATGGGCGATAGCCATGACCACGAATGACGAGTTTGAAACCGTGGTGCTGACCGACGAGATTCAGCTCGCGCTGGCAGCCGCAAAACCTGTCCTCGATGCCGGCGACAAGGTAGGTGCGCGCATGGCTTTCAACAGCGCTTACGAGCGCCTGGTGGGGCAGGCTCGGGAGGACAAAAAAAACGTCAATTGGCACGTGTCGGTCGGTTTCGACGCCAACCGCCGTACCCAGGCGATCACCAAGGCGGTGCAGATGCAACGGATCCCACATGAGCGCGGGCAGCTGTACCTGGCTGACTTGAGTGTTGCGCCTTTGACCGAAGACGGCCGGGCCGTCGTTGCGCTGCTCACAGGTGAGGTTGCGCGGCCTTCCCCAAAACTGCGCGAGAAGCTAACCGCGGTGAAGGACTCGATGCTCGCCATGCGCCAAGCATCGGCCGATGAAAAAACAGAACTGCGAATTCTGGCAGCCAATGAGCTGGCGGATCGCCGGGCGCTGCTCATTAAGCAGGCCGAACAATTGGAAGCAAGGAGCGCTGCTCAATGACCATCGACAAACAAAAACTCCAGAAGCTGCTGTGGGCCGAAGCTGCGTCCTACCGTGCCGACTGCGCAGACTGGAAGCGCAACACCGAGGCGCTGCAGGAATTCCTCGGGGAGAAGACCGTGGAGGAGGTGGCTCTGGAGTTGCTGGCTGAAAACGAAAACTTAAAGACCGTATGTGCCGCCTTTGATCGAGTCAACCACAAGGCCAAGGCCGAGAACGATTCGCTGCGCAAAGACGCCGATCGCTACCGGTGGCTTCAGCACGGACACAGCGGCTACATCGAAGTTGTCGAATGGATCGGCCCGCACGCTACCGGTATGACCGGTGATGACCTGGACGCGCTTGTGGACGGCGCCATGGCTAAGGCGGCGCAGTCATGAATGAGTTCGCAATCCGCAGTCAGCGCGATATCAGTCGCCTCATGGGCATCCTGCACGCTACCGACTTCACCAAACCCAAGATCGTAGTCATCAAGGACGAAAAACGCCCGGACATCTGCAATCGCAAGATGTGGGCAATGCTCAAGGACGTATCCGAGCAGGTCATCTGGCACGGCAAGAAGCTGACCAGTGAGGACTGGAAGTGCCTTTTCAGTGCCTCGCTGGAGAAGCAGCGCGCGGAGCCCGGCCTCGACGGTGGCTTCGTGGTTATGGCCGTGTCGACCCGCAAGCAGTCGCAGAAGTGGTTCAGCGATCTGTTCGAGCTGATGCATGCCTTCGGCGCCGAGCATGACGTTCGTTGGACGGAGCAGGACAAGTGGGGAGGGCGCTACTGATGCGCGTAGCCCTCAAGGAATCGAAGGCGCCCAAGCCGAAGAAGTGCAAGAACCCAGCTTGCGGGGACTCATTCGTCCCGCAGCGCCTCGGGCAGGCGGTGTGCGGATACAAGTGCGGTCTGGCCATCAAGGACGTCAATCAGGCGAAGGCCGGCAAGGCGTTGGCCCAGATTGGTCGCCGCGAGATTAGGGTCCGCAAGGAGAAGCTGAAGAGCAGGGCGGATCATCTGCGCGAAGCCCAGGCCGCGGTGAATGAGTACGTCCGGCTGCGTGACGCGCACCTGCCTTGCATCAGCTGCGACTCGATGCCGAACGACAACGACCTCATCACCGGCAGCCGCTGGGACGCCGGTCACTACCGATCCGTCGGCGCCTGTCCCGAACTCCGTTTCGAGCCGCTGAACATCCACCGCCAGTGCGTGAAGTGCAACCGCAACCTGTCCGGCAACGCAGTCGAGTACCGCATCCGGTTGTTACAGCGCATCGGCGCCGAAACTGTGACTTGGCTTGAAGGGCCTCATGAGCCCCGCAAGTACACCGTCGAAGAAATCAAAACCATCAAGGCTGAATACCGGGCCAAGACCCGAGAACTGAAAAAGGGGCAGGCAGCATGAAACTGATCAACGCAAGGCAGGTGTGGACCGAAGCGCAACACGAATCGAATGCGTCGATCAGCGCTGTGGCAATTGAGCGTGGTGAATCGGCACCGGTGAAGAAGGGCGCGCGGATGCGCCGGCATGAGGCGGTGTTCGCCGCGCTGGGCGATGACAAGGAAGAGCGCATCGAGATCGTTCGCCAACGGATCAGCATCAGCGAGACGCGGCGTACACCGGTAGGTCGGTCCACCGCCCGCGCCGCGCACTTGGCCACGATCGGGAAGGTGCTGCGCGCCATCGACACGTTGCCATTCCAGGTGCAGCAGTTCGGGCACTACCTGTATCACCCAGCAATGACTATGCGGCATCTGCTGAACGCGGTGCTGCTGGTCACGGCGAAAGCGGCGCTGCCGGATCTGACCTCGGCCAAACGCGTGAAGGCGCAGTACCTGGTTACGCTGGCCCTGCAATCGTACAAGGGGGAAGTGCAAGGATCGGCCGAGTGGGGGCCGGCGCGTGTGGCTGCCGAGATGCATGCGTTCTTCGGTGTGTCGATCGAGCCAAAGCACTGGAACAGGGACTGGATCACCCTGTGGGATTCCCTGAAAGAAGTGATCAAAGAAGTGGATATTCAGGCGCAACAGCCGGTGTGGCAGGTGATCCACGTAGAAAATGATCAAGACGCGGCATAAAGTTGTTGACGTGGTGGGGTTTCGAGCGTACTTTTCCCATAGTGCACAAGTAACGCGAAACGCACACCAGATACTAAGCCCGGCTAAGCGCCGGGTTTTTGTTTTGAGATGCTTCCAATTATGGCAATGTGACACCTCCAACCAGCGGAGGTTTTAAATGTCCCGTTTTTTGCAGTTGCGCGATCTGAAAAAAGCACAAGACGACTCGATTCGTGAGTACTGGCACGATCTACAGGGTATGGCCGGGGTTATTTGGAGGGGGTTTTCGGACTACCTACAACTACCGCATGAGGTTTATCTGGACGAAAACAGGGAGGAAACCCCTTACGTCCGGATCGCCAAAAAAGTGGGCGGTGAATATAAGTACGTAATGCTTCACGAGCTGCCTGGACAAGATCTATTTCTTGAATTTTCCATAGGGCTAACGCTCGACAGGGATGTGAACACGTATCCGAAGCAAACAATCTTCACTTCTTTGAGAATGAAGAAAGAAGGCGGCGGATATCTGGTCGTCTCTCCGGAAAATAACCTCACGATAAAAATCTCAGATGCTGGCGGAGGTTTCGATTTCTCGGAACTATATGCGGCGTTGTTTGAGCTTCTTCAGGCACACTTCAGCATAAAAATATGAGGTAGCCCCCGGCTACTCGTATACAAAGCCTCAGCATTCGCTGGGGCTTTTTCGTTTTCGGCTCCCCACACCCATTGCCCCGAGCTGGGAGTGCAGCGGACGCCGGATTTATCAATCTCCCCACGGGGGAGGCAACCCGGATGCCAAACATGCCTGACAAGCCAGACACATGGGCCAAGCTCTGGCTGGCGTTGAGCAATCCGCTCTGGCAGGGCGTGATCATGTCCATCACCGTATCGTTGCTTCGAGTCATGTACGACGCGAAGGAAACCAGTAAGCGCCGCATCGTTTTCGAGGCGCTGATCTGCGGATCGCTGAGCTTGGTCGCGTCGAGCATTATTGAGTGGATGGCCTGGCCGACCAATCTATCGATCGCTGCCGGTGGCACGATCGGCTTTCTTGGCGTGACAGCCATCCGCGAGCTGGTGACCCGATTCCTCGGTCGCAAGGCAGATGCCGCATGAAGGCCTTCGCTGCTGCAATCATCATTGCCCTGGTCGGCCTGCTCCTAGTTGGGATTCAGCAGTCGCGCGTCGTCGCCCTTCGCGGGGAAGTGGCATTCGAAGCCGGCGAGAAGAAGAAGGCGGTCGACGCCAACCTCGAAAGCCAGGCGACGATCACCACGCTGCGCGCCGAAGCCCAGCGCAACGCCGATTACCAGAAAGACCTGAACAAGCGGTTGCAGGCCAGTCAGGCAAAAGCCAAAAAGGCGGAGAAGAACTTTGAAGAACTCAAGCGCAACAGCAAGCCTGTTCGTGATTGGGCTGCTCAGCCTCTGCCTGACGGCCTGCGCGGTAAAGCCGCCAGTGGTAACAAAGACCCAAGCCGTAAGAATTGAAGCGCCTGAGCTGGTGCCTTGTGAGCGGGTAGCTGATGAAGACCTCGCCGACAACGGCCAGCTTTGGGAGCTGAAGAACCAAGCCATCAACCTGCTCGACACTTGCGCAGATCAGGTGGACGCGCAGATCAAGCGCAGTCAGAGCAAGTAGGTCGCGACACGTTTCGCGAGAGTGCAAATCGTGTCGCGACACCAAAAGGAGAGAGCTATGAGTAACGGATATACCAGCCCAACCTGCCGCGGTGACATGAAACTCGGAACAGGCTGCGGGCGCTGTGTGCGATGCGCAGTTTTCAAGCCTGCCGAGATTCACCATCTTGCGGACCATCGCCCGCACCTGGTGGTGGCGGCGAGTAATGGCGCTCATGTCATCCCGCGCGCGCTGGTCCAGTCAGTGATCGACGGTGAGCAGCCTTCCACCATCCTCACCGAGCCGGTAGTGCAGCGCATCATTGAAGAATGGCTGCAGAAGGTAAGCGCATGACCGCCAAGCTCATCGACTTCAAACGCGAGGGATGGCGCGATGCTGCCAAGACGCTGCGCAAGATCGCAGATGACCTCGATGCCGGTGTTCATCCGGAATGCACTGTAGGTGCTCTGACCCTCATGGGGCCGAAAGGCGAAGTGACGGTGTTCGGGCTCGGCCCCAAGTGCGACGATCTGCAGTGCTTGGGTGCCATGCGCTTGGGTGAGCAGAAGCTGATTGATGTTCTGCTCGATGGCGGGGAAGGGTAGGTAAGCCGCAGGATTAGTGCGGCTTTGGCTTAGTTACTTGTATGCGAAGGTAATCTTAGCGCTGACTAGAGCCTGTCCATTGATTGTTACCTTGCAGAATTTCACGGGGGTGGACTTTTCTCCGTCGGCCTCATCTGGCTCGCATTCAAGAAGGCCCGTTTTGTCGCCGAATGGCAGTTGTTCGCCCTTTGTGGCTTTGCTGAGGTCTATTCGGAACGGTTGACGGTAATTCACCCCTGCGAGAACTTGTGGCTCGCCATCGCTCAGAAAGCCGGAGCGCGGAGTTGCGCACAGAGTACCCACAATCCGTTTGCCATCAATAATGTTGGCATCCGTGTAGCAAACAATTTTTCCAGCCTCGGTGACGAGATTAGACGGACCCAAGTTGGTCCAGGTCTCTTCTGGAATAGCGACGCATCCGAAAAGAGTTGTGGCAGCAAGCAGGCAGGCTGCAGCGGGGCGAACATGAGCAAAAAACATGCGGATAAGTGTCCTTACGAATAAAAAGGCGCACACAAATACAGGCAATTAGCCACTATTTCAAGCTCAGGGTGATCCATGGATAGGCCATACCCTCCCTTGTCGCTTATCGAATTATCAGAGCAATCGGACTTTGGTATTCGCCTGACCCCGGCTCCCGAGGTGTGGGAGTGGCTGCAGTCCCAGATCCTTGCTGACACCGGCAGCATTCACAATGAAGAACACGCCCATCTGATCGACGCGGACATTCGTGTGATGTGGGCGTCTGCTGCCTTCACGAAGAAGGGGCGTACGGTGGTGGGACAGGCTGAGCAGGTAGCGTTCCGCGCCGGTGGCTGGCAGAAGGCCCGGATGGAACAGCAAATGATGGATTGGTTCGGTGACGTGCCGGCCTACATCATCACGCTCGCCGCTGACTACTGCGCTCAGTGCTCCGACGCTGACTTCTGCGCCCTGGTTGAACACGAGCTGTATCACATCGCCCAAGCGACCGATAAATACGGTCAGCCAGCCTTCACCCAAGAAGGTCTACCCAAGCTTGAGATGCGCGGACACGATGTTGAAGAGTTCGTCGGTGTGGTTCGCCGCTACGGTGCAAGCCCGGCGGTTCAAGAGTTGGTGGACGCTGCAAACAATCCTGCCGAGGTGGGGAAATTGAACATATCGAGGGCCTGCGGAACCTGTCTGCTCAAGTCGGCCTGATCCTTGACAGGACCTTGACGGAATAAACCCATATGGCAGCCCTGAAAGATGAGGTGAAGCGCTTCATTGTGCAGGCGTTGGCCTGCTTTGATACGCCGACTCAGGTAGTGCAGGCGGTCAAGGAAACATTTGGCGTTGAGGTATCTCGCCAGCAGTGCGAGCAGTACGACCCAACGAAGCATGCCGGCCGTGACCTTGGCGTGAAGTGGAAAGCGGTGTTTGAAGATACCCGCAAGCGCTTCCGCGAGGAGACAGCCGAAATCCCGATCGCGAACCGAGCGTTCCGCCTTCGTGCGATGAACCGGTTTGTGGAGAAGGCCGAAACGATGAAGAACATCGGCCTGGCCATGCAGATCCTCGAGCAGGCCGCCAAGGAAGTCGGCGACGTCTACGTCAATCGCAACCGGAAGGACGAGCCAGACGATGAGCCGGCAATCCCGACGCGCATCCAGGTCGACGTAGTGGATGCGAGGAAGCCGAATGCCGAGCCTTAATGTTCCGCAGTCGCAATTCCTTCTGTTGCCCCACAAGTTCCGCGCCTTTGTTGCTGGATTCGGCTCCGGAAAGACCTGGGTCGGATGCTCAGCACTGAGCAAGCATTTCATGGAGTGGCCTGGCGTCAACGCTGGTTACTTCGCTCCGACTTACCCGCAGATTCGAGACATCTTCTATCCCACTATGGAGGAGGTGGCCTACGACTGGGGGCTGAAGACCAAAATCAACCAGGCGAACCATGAGGTTCACATCTACAGCGGCCGGCAGTATCGCGGCACTGTGATTTGCCGGTCGATGGAGAAGCCACAGACCATCGTCGGTTTCAAGATCGGCCACGCTCTGGTGGATGAGCTGGACGTGCTGACGTCGATCAAGGCGCAGCAGGCCTGG